CCGCCAGACGGTAGACGAATCGGTCGACGCGTCCCGTCTGGCTCCTTAGTTTTTTTCGATCTCTCCCACGACTTGGTCGTCGGACAGGAGGACCGTCGCCCAGGCCTTCTTGTAGAGCCACATCACGCGACGATGGCTGGCGAGCATGACCTTCGACGCCTCGGACCCGAGCGGCTTTCCGCTCGCGTCGCAGAGGCAGGTGGCGAGCGTCTTCACGATCAGCTCGGCCGGAGGAGCGCCGCCGTCGAGGTCCCTGTGAGCCATCGCCAGGCCGTGCCATTCGGCGAACGTCGGATAGCGGAAGTAGACCGGCTCGCTATAGCCGGGCGGATTCACGAGGAGCGTTTCGGAGATATTGTCGAGGAGGCTCATTGTCCCTCACCTGTCAGTTTGAATACGGCCTGGCCCACGAGAAACTCGCCGACGCTGCCGGTCACATCGAAGGTCTCGAGGTAAGCCGGTCTCGACAGCGACCCACCTTCGAACGACACCGAAACGGTCCCACGGGAGCCGATCTGGGCGTTCGTGTAAGGAGGGCACCCGTAAAGTGTGACCTCGACCGTCCCCGGATCAATCGCGACACAGTCGTAGGTTTTCACGATCCGGGCGTTCGCCCCGGAGCCGACGACCTCGCTCGTGATGTTCGTCTTTTCGGCGAACACGGCGGCCCCTGGAGAGATCCGGAACCGCGTCATTCGGCCAAGAGTTTGGCCGTTGAAACTACAGCTTGATCCCTGCGACGAAGGAGTCGGCATCGTGACCGGCCTCCCTTACGTCAAGCCGCATAGTCGGAGGTGTAGTTCGCCGACCACTTCTTCAGCTCGCCCACGGAGTCGTCGCTCGTGGAGTCCATGCACTTACAGGTGACCCCCTCGGCCGTGATCGTGGTCCCCTTCGTGGGCTTCGTTGCCCCCAGGCCGTCGATCGTCACCGTCACGATCGCGCCGGAGTTTGAGTTTTGCCCGTTGTCCGTCAGGCCGTTCTCGTAGACGCGAGTCCCGCCGTGAGCGATCGACAGCGTCGAGGCGTCGAGCTGCGGCGTCACGTCAGACTTCCGCGAGACCTTCACGGAGACCTTCGTCGCGCCGGAAACGCCGAACGCGTTGAACCCCTGCGAGCTGGTGAACGTTACGGGATCTGGCACGTCTGCTGCTCCTTATGCCGCGGGCGGATAGTAGGAGAACTCGACCGAAAACGTCGCGTATTTACCGACCTCGTACGACTTCTCGAACGATTCGCAGATCCAGCCGGTCGTAGTGGCGGCCGCCGTGATCGCGAGCGTGGTGTCGCTCTTGAGATTGCCCGACACGGACACCGTCTTCGTCGCGGTGTTCGTCCCGCCTTCGACCAGCGGAGGGGCCGCATACTGTCGCGTCGAGTCCCCGAGGACCGTCACGTCTTCCTTCGCGGTCGCGCCGGAAGTCTCGATGTCCTTCAGGGAGATCGTCTTCGCGCCGGACGGAATCGTCGGGCCTGGCGAGGTCAGTGTGGAGATCGGCATGGTCTGCTCCTGTGTCGGGCGTGGTCGATTTTATGGCCGTCGTAGCGGGGCGAATCTCACTCGGCCCAGCGGATCTCGACCGACAGCTCGACCGTGTAGGTCGGCGTCTCGCGGCCCTCGAGGTAGTCGGGCTGGCCGTCTCGCTCGTCGAGAACCAGGCAGTGCTCGACCGTCGTCCCGTCGGCGGTGCCGGCGAACTTGTGGATCGCCGCGGTGATCTGCCCGGCGAGCGTCCAGGCCTGGACGTAGTCGTCGGCGTAGACCGCCACCAGGAACCGGGCGACCGGGTTCACCTGGTCGGCGGCCGGGGTGTCGTCGAACGTGTCGGCGAGGACCTGCTCGCGGCTCGTCGCCTCGCGAGCGTAGATAGTGAAGGGAGGCGACTGGGTGCCGGTCATGCCGACCGGCCAGGCCGTGGCCGACGTGGCGTTCTCGATCGCTTCCTTTAGCCAGACGTGCGGGGTAGGCACTGGTTGTTCCTATCGTGGGGCGACGCCGGCAGCGAGACCGCGTTTCGACATGCCTGGTCGCATAGGCGAGTTTGCCTCGGCGACGGCCTTGTCGAGGGCCGCAGCCATTTCGACCTCTAGCTTGGCGAGGACGACCGATCGTGAGGCCGCGAGCGTTTTATCGATGATCTTTCGCGGCTCGATCCCGCGACTCGTACCGAACTCCAGCCAGATCGCTTTTCGCGACTCGAAACCGTACTTGTAGCCGACGACTCCGATCACGCTGCCGTCCTTATTCCGGCCGATGTATTTCGCGGTGAACGTCGCAGCCTTTCGGAGCGATCCGCCACGTCGCTTGTAGTTCTCCTTCAGCTCGCCGCGAACGACGGCAGCCTTCACGCGGCGGCCGCCGCCCTTCGGCGTGTTGGCCTTCAGGATCTTGACGGCATCCTTCCCGGCCCGCTTCATGGCGGCCTGTAGGTGTTTCTTCGCGACACTTCGCGGCAGCTCGTCGTATCGCTTCATCAGCTCACCGATCTGGCCGCCCATGTCGCTCCACGAAATAGAGATCATGCGACCTGCTCCTCGACGGTCAGCTCCAGGTCCTCGCGGTTCCCCTGCTCGACGACGGCCGAGATATAGAGGAGCCTGCCGCCGCGGGCGAGCCAGCGAAGCCGCTGGTCGCCTGCCAGCCCGGAGCGGTAACGCGTGTAGACCGTGGCCGAGATCCCGCCACCGACCTGGCCGCGTCGGGCCTGCTCGTTATAGGACGTGGCCTCGTAGGAGCCGAAGATCGTCGCGACCGTCTCCCAGGTCTCGACGGTCCCGCCGGCCGCGTTTCGCGTGCGGACGGGTCGCTCCAGGACGAAGACCTCGCGATAGCGGCCGGCAGCTCGTGCCATTACCAGCCTCCGTTCCACGAGCTGGCCGCGAGGAGCGTCTCGAAGGCCTGGGGCAGCTCGCCGCCGCCTTCGGTGTTGAGGACGCCGCGATTCTCGAACGAGTGGTTGACGTAGGCCAGGAGGGCTGAGCGGATCGTGGGCTCGATCACGCCGCCAGGAGCAACGCCTCCCCAGTAGACGACGACGACCTTCGAGGTCGTCGCGGTGTCGAGCGTCAGGGTCGCCGGGAACGCGTCCTGGTCGACCTCGTAGTCGGTCGAGGCCAGGGCCGTCCCGTCGACGGTGACCGTGATCGGATAGTTGCCCGAGATCAGGACCGGAGGAGCCGGCAGGTCGAGCACGTCGCCGCCCGTCTGCCACGTCGCCCGATACTGGGTCGCGACGAGCGTCACCGAGAGCCGCCGCTCGATCAGCCGCCGGGCGGCCGCGATTTTATCTAGGAGGAACCGATCGTGTTCGGTCTGGTCCTGGGCGAGCGAGACCTGGGCCTTCGCGTCGGTGAGCGTCACCGGCTCGACGATAGGCCACTGGAGGACGCGGATCGTGTCGGGCTTCGCCATGCTCGCCTCCGGAGGTCCCTATAGTCAGAGAGCCGGGGCCGGCATCCCTGCCAGCCCCGGCCCCCGAGAATCACATCGTCGAGGGTCAGGCCTTCGCGAGGCGACCCACGAACTCCGGAGCGTGGTTGCTCACGCCGAACCGGGTGTTCGCGACGTAGAGAACCTGGCGGTTCCGCATCAGGATCTCTCGGCCCGCTTCGATCTCGAGGCCGCTGTCCTTCAGGCCGACCACCGTCGACATCGAGAAGTCGCCGTAGAGGGCGAGCGTCGTGGAGGGGAGACCCTTCACGAGGTAAACAGGGGCACCGAAGATGGTCGGAACCACCCGACCGCCGCCGACCGTGAGGGTCGTCTGCTGAGCGGACCAGATCTTCATCAGGTCGACCCAGCCAGCACGCGAGCAGACCCACGAGGCGGTCCCCATCACGGTCTCGTCGACCTTACCGACCACGTCGGCCAGGTTCGCGAGGCTCGTCGCCGTGGAGCCGGCAGCCACGGTGATCGTGTTGCCGCCAGCGACAGCAGCCGCGAGGCCACCGATCGTCGGGTTCGACGCCTGGCCCGCGAGCCAGAGGGAGTCCATCTTCTGAGCGTAGGCCAGAGCGAACCGCTCCGCCACGAGGCCGGCCACGTCGAGCGGCGAGTCCTCGATCAGGCTTCGCGAGATCGCGACCGAGCCCCGCATCTCGTACATGGTCAGGGCACCGACCGAGGACACAAGGTCCTGATCGGTCGTCGCGGTCCCTTCGGCCACGAGCGACGCGGTCGCGTCGCCGACCTTCGGGAAGTCGATCTTCTGGCCGCGGGGCCGGACGACCGTCGCGAGCTGGAGAGCGACCGACGCGTACTGGAGCCGGTTGACGATCGCGCCGTACAGCTCCTTGTAAACGTACTCGGCACCGATCCCGTCGTAGGTGCTGGAGGTCTCGCCCATCGCTCGGGTCTCGCCCGTGTAGAGGGCCTTCAGGTACGAGCCGACAGCCTCGGCAGCACGCCGCGAGCTGAAGAGCTTGATCCCGCTCCGCACGTCGGCGGGCTCCTGGAAGTCTTCGACGGCTGCCTTCTCGGCAACCTTCGGAGACGAGGCCGAGCCGGTCACCTTCCGGAGGCCGGCGAGCTTCTCGTCGAGGTCACGCTCCGAGCCGGCGTCCTTCGACACGATGTCGGCCTTCGCGATCAGGCCCGCGAGCCGCTCCTCGATCCGGGTCCGCTCCTCGTCGTTCGAGGGCTCGACCGAGCGGAGGGTCTCGATCTCGGTGGCGATCTGGGCGGCTTCGTCCTGGAGGCGAGCGAGTCGTGGCGACGGCATGGGGGAGTCCCTTCGTGTGTCTGGTGGTGTCCTTACCGCACATCACGATATGAGAGGCCGCCGCGGCAGAATCTCGCGGAGCGTTCTACGGTAGGACGTTCAGCGACACGTCCCCGACGTGCATGTCTTCGCACGCTCCGCGACGCATCGCGGGCACTTGCAGCCGCAGCGTTGCTCGATCTTCCCGTCGGGCTTCCAGACTCCGCGGACGCACGTCTTCCCGCAGTCGCAGACCTGCGGCGTCGGCGACGGCGGGGCCGGAGCGTCGACGAGCATCGAGGCACGAGCGGCCGACACGGCCGCGGCGGCCTTCGGGGCCTCGAGGTCGACGGACCTCGGGTCCGACGAGAGCCAGACCAGGAAGGCGATTAGGGCATTCCAGATTCCGGAGAGCATCACCAGCCCCTTCCGTTGTGGATGATCGGATAGCCGTCGTCTCCGACGTTCGCGGACCTGGCGACGTGGTGGTCGGGCTGCGGCTCCTCGGGAGGCTTCTCGGCCAGGAGGGCGACCCAGAGCAGGCTCCGAGCGGCCCTGGCGATCCACCGCACGACCGGCCGGTCGGCGGGCTTCGGCGTAATGTCATGCGACGAGGCGAGCCAGTAGCCGACGATCAGGGCGACAGCGACGGCGGCGAGCGTTCGGCGATCCATGGGATCCTCACGGGGCGAGTGTGAACGTGTGTGGAGCGAACCAGTCGGCGATCGTTTCGGGCGGGGCCGGCGTCAGCCAGTTTCCGTTATGGAGGTCACGCCAGCCGAAGCCGGCGACGGAGCCGACCGCGAAGGAGTCCTTCGCCCGGAGCATGGATTCCACGACGGGCCGCGTCACCCAGAACGAGCCGTCGGGCTGGTCGGCCGGGAACTTGCCGCGGTAGGTGATCCATCGGGGTCCCCAGCTATTCAAACACAGGAGAGCGTCCGACGGTGATCCGTTCGCCTGGTAGCGGACCGCGACGAAACACATCTGGTGAGCCCACTGGCCGGAGGCGGCCGCGTAGCCCTGAGCGTTGGTCGTGCTCGCGAAGCCTTGCATCGAAGCCACAGGCACGGGGAACCCGGCCTCGATCGCGGCGGCAGCCTCGGCCCAGGTGGTCACGAGCGCGACATGGGCGGCCGGGTGCTTCTTCGCGATCGCGTCGAGCTTCCCGCCGTCTCCTTGGCCGCCACATCCGTAGGCTCCCCAGTCCTTCGCTCGGTTCGCGGAGTAGGCCGAGAGGTCGTAGCGGTCGAACTTCTCGCGGTAGACGACGCCCCAGTCGCGGACGAACCGAGCGGCCGCGGCCCCATACGATCCGTCGGAGTAGCCGCCGACCGGCGACGAGCCGTCACCTGATCGGCCGCGGGCCTCGACGCGAGAGCCTCCATAGATTGCCTCGGTGCTCGGGAACGACGGAGGCTCCGCGAGGCGGCCCGTCTCCCAGTCGACGGCCTGGGCGATCCATACGCCGTGAGCCCAGCCCCAGGAAACGCAATCCCCGATCCCCTGGCGTTCGCAGACCCAGGGCTTCCCGTAGCGAGCCAGGTGAGCGCGAGCCGCGGAGCGATAGAGGAACGTGTCGACGCCTTTCGCCTCGCGGACCGTCTCGGCTCCGGCGTCGCGAAACAGCGGCTGGGGCAGCTCCGCGAGGAATCGCTCGACGCCTTGCGGGTCTGGACGGTAGCCGAAGTTTTCGTCCCCCGG